GCAGTACTTCTTGAGTATTTTCGCCGCTTTTCTTGCTTCTGAGTCTCCTGTTTTTTTCATTACGCCACCTCCCTGATCGTGATGCCATACCGTTCAAGCATCAGCTTTCTCTTGATGATGTATTCCGGATTTTTTCTTGTGCGCGGGGATTTTACGTCCTCAACAACAATCTTTCCCTCTTTGTCTGTGTAGCGGAAATCTGCTGTATATGATGCGGGGCGTTCTGTAGTGCCATCCTCTCGTTTCTGGCTGCCTATAAGGATGTATCTAGCCTGTCGCTCTAATCCTGTAATTTTCCCCGCTTGTTGCATCGCCGCCAGCTCTAAATAGCGATGCATTTCTCTTTTGCTATCAAACTTCCCATCTTTCGTAAAAATCTTTTTATTTCTAAACTTATTCACAGATAATTCCTCCCAAATGTTTTGATAAATTCTTCCCTCGTTCCGTTGTTCTCCTCCCAGTACTTCTGTGCTAGTTCTTTGAGATACCTGTCTAGCGGTCCGTTGGGATTGCGATGTACTGCCTCGCCGCCGTTGGTATGGTGATTCAAACACAAATAAACTGTAAAACCATACTTTTCGGCTTGTTTTCTGTTGCTACTACCGTATAAGACATGATGCCTATGTAAATTTTGTGTTGTTTTGCAGAAAAAACACTCTTTTTTTGTTTGTAGTACGCTATTCATCGCTAGAATCCTCGCTCGCAAAATGATATTCCATCAAATCAGCAATCATCAGGTATTCTTTTGCAATTTTTCCGCTTCGTGTTTCTTTTGCCTGTTTTCTAAATGCTTCTAAATTCCCATGAAAGCATCCGCAGTTAACCATTATTTTTTTATCTTTGCCTCTGTAAAAGGTTGTGCAGCGGAATTCCGTTCCGAAGCCTTGCACTAATGCATAATCTGCATCGCCGAATACCAATGCATCGCCGGACACCCTTGCATTGCCGGACACCCATGCATTGCCGGACACCCTTGCATCGCCGGACACCCTTGCATTGCCGGACACCCATGCATTGCCGGACACCCTTGCATCGCCGTACACCCATGCATTTCCGGACACCCTTGCATTGTCGTACACCCTTGCATTGTCGTACACCTTTGCATCGCCAGACACCCATGCATTGTCGTACACCTTTGCGTTTCCGAAAACCTTTGCGTTTCCGGACACCTTTGCGTTTCCGAAAACCTCTGCATCGCCGGAAACCCATGCATTGTCGTCTTGCGATACATTTCCCTCTTTCTCTACGTATCCGCCAGGCTCTCCGGCTTTCACGTCTCCAAAATCAATTAATGCCTTAATTCTAAATAATTTTTTCCCAGCTTCGTTTGTAATAGACTCTGTTGTTAATTCAAATTTTTTCATTTCTCTTCTTCCTTTCTTGGGTTCCATTTTCCTAGTATTTGTTTTAATTCTCTTGGTGTTAGCGTTTCAATTCCTAAGTCTTCCGCTTCCTGTATCGTGCCTTTGATTAGCTCACTCATTTCCCGACTGTCATAGGTGTGTGAGCCTCGCATGAGCCTGTAAAACACTACCTCTTTGCCTTTTTCTAGCCGCCGTCCTATCGCAACCGTGTGAACGTCCTCTTTTTTATACATGATATCGGTCGGAACGTTAGTTTTTAAAACTGCTATGTCCCCTTTTATCAGCTCCGGCTGTCCGTATCTGCCTATCATTAAATTTTTAGCTTCTGCCTTGCTCGTGCCGACTTTCTCCGCTATTTTGGTGACCAGGACGTGGAAATAGGCGTTTGCCGACAGGCTTCTTTTCTTGCGGAACGGTTTAATTATTATGGACAACTTTTCCAGCTTTTTCAGTTCGTCCACGCCTTTTATAAACCGCTCCGCCTCGTTGATCTCCAGAGTAACTGTTATCTTTTTGCTAAAATAATCCACTGCTAAGTTTTTTATTTTTCCAGTTAAATCCATGCTATTTCAGTCCTAATTCCTTCATGGCTTCGGCATATTGTTGTTGTGTCGTCTGATACAATGATTTTAAACCTCTTTGACTTGCCCATTCTTTAATCTGGGCTTCCGTCATTCCTTTTTTTTGCATCAAATCATAGAGCCGTTTTGCTTCTTTCTCTGTGATA